AAATTTTAAATTACCTCTTGACTTCACTTATTACTTATGATAAGTAAGAAACAGGAGGTGAGAAATGAAGATAAAAACATTGAGGTGTATCAAGTGTGGTTACAAGTGGATTCCCAGAGTATGGCCAGTCAAGCAATGCCCTAGATGCAAAACGTATTACTGGGAGAAAGCGAAGGTAGCTAACAAATGAAAGAATGTATCAAATGCCATGATATATTTCCTTTAACCAGTAAGTTTTTCGGAATCCGTAAAGATTCGCCGGATGGTTTTAGAAATGATTGCAAGGTGTGTGTCAAGAAAAGGCGGGATGCTTGGCATATAAAAAATAGAGTCAATCAGCTCCTAAAGATGAAAAACAATTGGTACGAAAACAGAGAGAAGCGACTCGTAGAAAAAAGGGAATATAACTGTGTAAACAGAGGTATTCTTATTAAAAAATGTCACGTCTATTATGAAAATAATCGTGAGGCACTCCTTGCCCAGATGAGAGAATTTCGTGATAATAACAAAGAAAAAATAAATCATAGGCGCAGAGAACAAAGAATAGAAAATTATGAATCATATATGAAAGTTAGTAATGAATATAACAAAAAGAACCGTGAAAGGATAAGGGTTAGAAGCAGGAAGTACCGAGCCAAAAAACGGAGAACAGACCCATATTACAGGTTACTTAGTAATTTAAGATCACGAATTAGCTTGGCATTAAGGAAGGCTAAAAAGACAGATAAAACGATAAAGTTAATTGGGTGTACAATACCCGAATTAGAAACACACCTTGCTAAACAATTTCAACCGGGGATGTCTATGGAAAACTATGGGCAATGGCATGTTGACCATAAAATCCCATGTGCTGTTTTTGATCTTTCAGACCCAAGGCAACAAAAAGAATGTTTCAACTATACAAATCTTCAGCCCTTGTGGGCAGAGGACAATTTAAAAAAAGGTTCAAAGATGTTAAAAGAAATGGCATTTTAGAAAGGAAAATCATGACCGACCTACCCAACAAAAAATATCTCACACCGCAAGAGGTGGCGAAGCATTACACCCTAAAGATCAAGACTCTTTACGGTTGGATTGCAGAGGGCAAAGTAGAGGCCGAGAGGATAGGTCCATATAAAGTCTTGAGAATCAGAAGGGAAATAGCGGAGAAATTAGCGCAACCTGTAGTGTCATAATCTTATCTAGCCACAAAATATAGTCCATCCAGTCTGTCCAGTCCGTGACAGCAACCCCTAGAACATGTAATAATTCCACCATATAGTTTTAAATCTTTCCATTAATTACTCTACTTATGGTGGATTATTGAATTTTTTCAAGAGGATAGCGAAGTCTTACCATCATTTTCGTAATTTGGGTGTTACTGATCCTAAAGCATGGGATCGTTCCCTGTGGAATTTTGCCGGCTCTCAGTCCCTATCTGGCGAGGTTGTCACTGAAGAAACCGCTCTTACCTACTCAGCTTTTTGGAATGCTGTGACGCTCATATCTGGCACAGTATCCACACTTCCCCTCCATTTACTCAGAAAAAGCAAGAAAAAGACAGTCTTTGTCAATGAAAATCCACTTTTCAAGGTACTTCACGATAAATTTAATCCTTGGATGACTGCGCAGGTTGGCCGTGAGGTAATGGTAGCGCACATCCTAACATGGGGAAATTGCTATGCTGAGATCGTGCGAAACGGCATGGGTGAAATTTCCGAGTTGTGGCCAATAGGCCCGAACCGCGTCAGGCCTGCAATGAAGGACGGAGAACTTATATACAATATTAGGGTCGGCAACGAGGAAATACCATTACCAAGATCGAAAATACTACATATTCCTGGTCTTGGGTTCGATGGTTTCATGGGTTACTCCGTTGTATCAATGGCTCGCAAATCCATCGGTCTCGGTATGGCGATGGAAACATTCGGGAGTAATTATTTCGGCAATGGTACACATCCTGGTGTGATTGTATCAACTCCAGGGAAGCTCGATCCAGCGGTAAAGGCTGATATAAAAGCATCTCTCATAGAAGCATACAGCGGTCTTGGTAAGTCTCACCGCTTAATGCTGCTTCAGGATGGAATGAAAATAGCAAATGTCGGTATTCCACCGAACGATAGCCAGTTCCTGGAGAGCAGGCAATTTCAGATCCCGGAGGTTGCCAGGTGGTTCAATCTTCCCCCGCATAAGCTGAAAGACCTAACAAAATCATCCTTCTCAAATATTGAATCAGAACAGATATCATTCGTGACGGATTCGATATTGCCCTGGTTAATCCGTTTTGAACAGCATTATAACATGCAGCTTCTTACCGAGACAGAGCAGTTCAAGCGGGGAATTTATACCCGCCACAATGTTGACGGTCTGATGCGTGGAAACTCGAAAGACCGGGCAGATTATTATGCAAAGATGTTTGGAATTGGGGCAATGAGCCCGAACGATATACGTGAAAAGGAAGACTGGGACCCGAGCGACAATGAGTATGCAGATGAACTCTTTGTGCCGGTCAATAATATGATCCCATTGAGTAAGATAGATGAATTCATGGATAAAGTTACAAGTCAGGGAATAACCCCAGCGGTAACGCCTGAAAAACCCAAGGAGGTTGAAGAAAATGAGAATCAAACGTAGCCCGTTTGGAAAGATTAAGGGCAAATATAAAATTGAGAATAAGGCGAACGATGCAACTGTCTATATTTATGATGAGATAGGTTGGTTCGGTATCGAGGCAGCACAATTCGCCAAAGATTTTAGTGAGATTAAAGCCGACACTATTCATATCCGTATAAATTCACCCGGTGGGGATGTTTTTGATGGTACGGCGATAGCTAACACTATTAAGCAACATTCAGCAAAGACAATCACACATATCGATGCGATAGCGGCTTCAATAGCTTCGATCATAGCGTTGTCCAGTGATGAGGTTATAATGGCCGAAAATGCTTTCTTTATGTTTCATGAAGCATGGTCAATCTCAATAGGAAGTGCGGCTGATTTCAGGAAAGAAGCTGACTTACTGGATAAAATTGACGGTGTACTTGCGAAAACATATGTGAATAAAACCGGCAAAGATGAAAAAGAAATCAAAGGTCTTATGGTTGCTGAGACATGGCTTACGGCAGAAGAGGCTCTTGAGATGGGGATGGTTGACCAGATTGAAGAGGGCGGAGAGGTAAATGCGTCTATGTTTGATCTATCTGTCTTTGCAAACGTACCCGATTGTTTAAATGGAGAATGTGAAATAGGAGAAGAATTGAATCCGCGAGAATTAGAACGCGCCCTGCGTGAGGCTGGGTGTAGTCGAAATCAAGCGAAGGAGATATTGGCAAAGGGCTTAGTCGAAGAGTCTGTGCGTGATGCTCAGAAAATAGACGAGGCGAAACAGAATGAGCGTGATACTCAAACTGACCCTCTGCGTGATGCTGAGACTGCCAAAGAAGATAAGGTGTCAGATTTACTAACTAGGGCTGAAATGGTAGCCCCATCACAAGTATAGGAGGATTTACAAATGAAAACGATTACACAGTACAAAGAAGATATCAAAAACCTTATGGTAAAGGTGGCTGATATTGATACGAAATGTGTGGCAGAGAATCGGGATATGAACGATGCTGAAGTGGCTCTCAAGAAAGAGATCATGGATACCGTGGAAGAGTACGAGCAGATTGTGGCCACTCAGGAACGCCAGGAACGGGTGCTGGCAAGGCTCGAAAAGCCAGAAGGTAGTTTAACGGTTCCCAAGGATGCAAAAATTGAGACAGTCGATACCAGTGCCAGGGACAGATTTGGTTCTTTCGGTGAGCAGATGATGGCTATTATGAGAGCTGGACTGCCGGGAGGCAACTTTTCGGTTGATCCACGCCTTCACAATGCGGCTTCGGGTCTGAATGAAACTGTTCCCTCTGATGGTGGTTTTCTTGTCCAGCAGGATTTTTCGAATGAGCTTTTGCAAGATGTTTTTGAGACAGGGATTCTTGCTTCGAGATGCCGGAGAACTACCATTTCGGGAAATGCCAACAGTACCAAAATGAATGGCATTGATGAAACGTCAAGAGTTTCCAATCGATCAGGTGGAATTGTTTCTTATTGGGAAGATGAAGCAGATGAAAAGACCGCATCAAAACCAAAATTCAGAAAGATTGAACTCAATCTCAAAAAGTTGACCGGTCTTTGCTATGCAACCGATGAAAACCTGGATGACGCTCCGCAGCTTGAAGGCATTATCAAAGAGGGATTCAATTCAGAATTTGGGTTCAAAATTGATGATGCTGTTTTCCAGGGAACTGGCGCAGGGCAACCACTTGGATTCATGAATGGTGGATGTCTGGTTTCAGTAGCTAAAGAAACTGGTCAGGCAGCGGATACGGTGGTTGCTGAAAATATTGTAAAAATGTATTCACGTAGGTTTGCCGGTCAGACTGGCAATTATGTCTGGCTGTATAACCAAACCATTGAACCACAGCTTTTCACAATGAGCCTTGCAGTAGGTACTGGTGGAATTCCTGTTTATATGCCCCCTGGTGGTCTAAGTGATGCCCCTCATGGGCGGCTAATGGGTCTACCTGCAATCGCAATAGAGCAAGCTGCGGCACTCGGAACTGTTGGTGATATTTCGTTGGTTAATCTCCAAAATGGTTACATTCTTGCCGAAAAGGGCGGGGTGAAGAGTGACATGAGTATTCATGTAAGATTTATTTACGATGAGAGCGTGTTTAGATTTGTTTTAAGGATTGATGGACAACCTGTACGTGCCAGCGCTTTGACGCCTTATAAGGGCGGCGCCGGTGCAACTCAATCGCATTTTATCGCTTTAGCAACGAGATAACTTTAACTGCCCCTGCCTTCGGGTGGGGGTATAAAAAATAAAGGAGAAATATTATGTTAGCAGAAAATTATAAAATAGTTCCGGTGTTCTTTGATGAAACGGATTTTGGCGCCAGTACGGATACAGACAGCATAGATATGTCTGGTTTTCACAAGGCAACCTTTATATTCAATTTCGGGACTGTTACAACCAATGTTACTATTACTCCTAAGAGTGGGATAAGCGAAGGTACTTCAACGAATGCTGTGCCTTCACAGTATGCCGCAGGTGGAGCTATCATAGGAACGGCAGTTGCTGGAAGTACAGCAAGCTGTGATGTTTTGGCAGCTTGGACTTCCACGGATACTACCGTATCATTGGCAGCAGCTACAAATAAGTTTTTGGTTATTGAGATCGATGCTTCAGCCATGACTCAAGGTGATGATTGGCTTACATTAGCAGTAGCTGCGACCTCTGGAAAAGGCTCTGGTGTTGCCATTCTTACCCCACGTTACAGTGGGAATCGGTCAGCAACTTGTCTAAAGTAACTTAACTGGGGCGGTGTTAAAACCGTCCCTTTGGAGGACATAATGTTAAGAGCAGAAGTAGCACTTGTTAAATCAATGATAGAAGCGGCTATGGTTGGTTTCAAGATTCCGAAAGTCAAGGTGTTTGATGACTCTGCATTAAAAACGGAGATATTGGCTTTGAAAGACGAGATCAAGAAACTGAAAGAGTTTAAAATAGTTAA